CATTGTCGTCCCTTCCGGGCAGCTTACGCTGCCCTTTGTTTTGATTGTTGATTTAAATAATACTCAACAGCTGCTGATGCTTTTTGAGCGGCGCTAGTCAAAAAAGTAAAATCTTTTTGTAACGCTTTTATCCAACTGTTTAAGTATTGAGCGTGGTTCTCTCTAACTGTCTTAGTCTGATTAAAATGTTGTGACAGCATTATTGAACCCAACTCAGCTACTAATTCCTCATAAGCATAAGATTTTTGAGCGTCGTCCTCAAACTGCGCTTTTCTATCTAATCTAGACTTATGTTTAGTCGCGTGAGTTAATTCATGAAATAGAGTCGCGTAGTAATGCTGAGTCGCATCCGCGTCGCTAGTGTCATGAAATTTTGCTTTTGGCGTCATGTTAATCAAATCTTTTGATTCTTGATAATAACATCTAGTATCGTCCTCAAAGATAATCTTAACGCCGGTATTTTTTACAAACTTGTCAATGTTAGCTACTGAGTATTGAGTGTTTGTTTTCTCTTCTACTTTGTAACTTGAATTAGACAAATCAACCTGCGCAACGTTGAACACGCTAGCCGCGCTCATTATTGGACCCGTTACTTTTTCGTGAACTTGTGCGGACCCTTTTACATAGTCAACTCTACTACTAACTATGTTACCGTTTTTGTCTTTGTACATTGGCGGCTTATAAAAAATAATTGTTGTAGACTCTGAGCCCTTAGTAACTTGAGCGCCAACCGTTGCCCATTGTTTATAAGTAGCCCAAACATTTTGTTTATAGCCTTTGTCTCTAGTTGTAGCAGCTAACATAAAATAGTTGATACCTTTGTATCTATTTTTTGTTATTGCATTTTTTGCAGGTAACAAATTTTCGTCACCAAACATTTTTACCCAATTGTCATTGTTGTGTATCATCTCGTTGATAACCTCACCAACAAATGACTTGAGTGTTTCTTTTGATTTAGTCATATTTTTATTTCCTTTCATAAATATAAGCTTATATTATTTTATAGGATAATATAGTATACTATTGTCGCACCTCCTAGATTATCCTATGCAAAAACTGCATAACTAAATCTTGTGTCAACAAAATTATAAAACACAACATGTAGAGAAGAGCATGTGGGCGGGGCCCACCCCGATCTCTCCCCCTCATAGAGGTACCAGACCGTTTTGGTTTTTTGGATTTTTTATTTTTGTTGTTTCGCATACATGCAAAAGGGATCCTAGCATATACCCTTATATTGCTTGATTTGAATAATTTATCCTATAAAATACTTTTTGGTTCCATATGAAACTAACTTTAGAACAGATCAATAAAATTCCTGATGTTCAGGAAAGAGAAAGATTAAAACAGAACATAATAGCTGGTTATGAAAACCAAAAAGCTACAGCTGCTAGAGAGGATTTTTTAACCTTTGTTAAAAGAATGTGGCCACAGTTTATTGAAGGTAAACATCATAAAGAAGTATCAGAAAAATTTAATAAAATAGCTAGCGGTGAATTGACTAGGTTAATTATTAATATGCCACCAAGACATACAAAGTCTGAGTTTGCATCTTACTTTTTACCTGCGTGGATGATAGGTAACTATCCAGATCTTAAAATAATTCAAGCAACTCACACAGCAGAGCTAGCAGTAAACTTTGGTCGTAAAACAAAAAACTTAATTGATAGTGAACCTTATCAAAAACTTTTTACAACAAGATTACAAGAAGACTCAAAGGCTGCAGGAAGATGGAATACATCAAAGGGTGGTGAGTATTTTGCAGTCGGTGTCCAAGGTGCGGTAACCGGGAGAGGTGCTGATCTTCTCATCATTGATGATCCACATTCAGAGCAAGACATAAACTCACCCAACGCATTTGAAAAAACATACGAGTGGTATACTTCAGGACCCAGACAACGTTTACAACCAGGCGGTAGAATTATTCTTGTCATGACAAGATGGAGTAAAAAAGATTTAACGCAGATGTTACTAAACTCACAGAAAGAAGAAAAAGCAGATCAATGGGAGGTAATAGAGTTCCCTGCGATTATGCCAAGTGGTGAACCTATGTGGCCTCAATATTGGAAGCTCGAGGACCTTGAAGCTGTAAAAGCATCTGCTGGAGTAAATAAATGGAATGCACAGTACATGCAAAACCCAACCTCGGACGAAGGAGCCTTAATCAAACGAGAGTGGTGGATGGATTGGGAGAGCGAAGAGATGCCAATACTAGAACACGTTATACAATCTTACGATACTGCATTTCTTAAAAAACAAACTGCAGATTATTCTGCTATTACAACATGGGGTGTGTTTAGAGAGAATGAAGACTCACCACAATGTTTAATGCTAATAGATGCAATTAAAGGGCGGTATGAGTTTCCTGAACTAAAACGAATAGCATACGATCAATACATGTATTGGAAACCTGAAACAGTTTTAGTTGAGGCAAAGGCTGCAGGGCTACCTTTGATATTTGAGTTACGTCGTATGGGTATACCTGTTGCAGATTTTACCCCTAGTCGTGGTAATGATAAACATGCAAGAGTAAACTCCGTAGCCCCTCTTTTTGAATCGGGCAAGATATACGCACCAAAAACTAGAGAGTTTGCCCAAGAGGTTATAGAGGAATGTGCTGCTTTTCCATACGGTGATCATGATGATTTGGTTGATAGCACTACACAAGCGGTGATGAGATTTAGAGATGGAGGCTTGATTATGCACCCAGATGACTATAAAGATGAGCCGTTGCCTAGAAAAAATTTTAAATATTATTGGTGATGACATTTACATTTAAACACCCAAGCAAATATAAGAAGGCTAAAAAGTTAACAACCACAGTGCCCCCTAAAAGTGGTCCCACACCACAAGGGTTGAATATTGAATATAATACTGTTAAAGATGTAGGACTGGAGAAAAAGCATGGCAATAGACAAAAGTTTACCAAATAAAAAAACTATAGAAATACCACCGGTAGCGGAACAGGTTGAAGAAGAAATAAAAGTTAAAGAAACTTTACCTGATCCTGGTGAGACTGAGATTACAGAATTAGAAGATGGCGGTGCCGAGATTGATTTTGAACCAGGTGCCTTTAACCAAGAACAAGGTGAAAGTCATTTTGATAACTTAGCAGAATTATTACCAGAAGAAGTTTTAAATCCTCTTGGATCTGAGTTAGTGCAAAACTATCAAGAGTACAAAGCATCAAGAAAAGATTGGGAAGATAGCTATGCAAAAGGTTTAGACCTTTTAGGATTTAAATACGAAACACCTTCGCAACCTTTTCAAGGCGCAAGTGGTGCCACACACCCGGTGTTAGCTGAAGCTGTTACACAGTTTCAAGCATTAGCATACAAAGAATTACTACCTGCAGATGGTCCTGTAAGAACAAGAATAATTGGAATGCCGAGTCCACAAAAGAATGACCAAGCAGAACGTGTAAAAGAATTCATGAACTATCAGCTCATGGATGTGATGAAAGAGTACGAACCAGAGTTTGACCAAATGCTTTTTTATCTCCCTCTCAGCGGTTCTTCCTTTAAGAAAATTTATTATGATGATCTTTTAGGTAGAACCGTTTCTAAGTTTGTACCAGCCGATGATTTGATTGTGCCATACAATGCAACATCTTTAGATGATGCAGAGGCCGTGATCCACAGAATTAAAATGTCTGAAAACGATTTACGTAAACAACAAGTTGGTGGATTCTATCGTGATGTAGAATTACCAAGGCCCATGAACATGGAAACAGAAGTAGAGAAAAAAGAAAGAATGTTGGAGGGAACTAAAAGAAACTTTAACGAAGATATATACACGCTTCTAGAATTTCACATCAATTTAGATTTAGAAGGGTTCGAGGACCGTGGACCTGACGGCGAGATCACAGGAATTAAATTACCATACATTGTAACTATTGAAGAAGGTTCAAGAGATATTTTATCTATTAGAAGAAACTACGAAATAGGTGACGATAAAAAACAAAAGATACCCTACTTTGTTCATTTTAAATTTTTACCTGGTTTAGGTTTTTACGGTTTTGGTTTGATCCACATGAT